TTAATAATCATCCGATCCCACTGCGTGGGGCATGGATGGGGCAAACTCACTCAGTTTCTGGTTGAGGATGAGTACCTGGTCCTGGTTATTTTCAGCCATCCAGGATCCGTACACCCGGTAAACCATTTGCGCGTCGGTGTGGCCCATTTGCTTCGCGATGAAGTTCGGGTTAGCACCGGCGGCCAACGACCAGCATGCATACGTGTGTCGGGACTGGTATGCTCTGCGATAGCGAATCCCGGCGCGTCGCATTGCTGCCTCCCACGACTGGTTGATCGACCCCACTGCGTAATGATGCCCTGCACGGCCATTGCGCAATCCTTTTTGTGGGTTAAACACGAATGTGCACGGATGCACTTCTGTGCGACCAAACTCACGCAGTTTCACCTCTACCTGATACTGCTTACCCAGGCGGGTTAATTCGGCCTGGTTCTTCAGCACGTCAATAGCTGGCTGAATAAGGTTGATGATGCGGTTTGTCCCGGCCTCGGTTTTCGGAAGGGTAAACTCCTTCGTCAACGTGTGGTTTCGGCGGATCATCATCGTTCCTGCTTTCAGGTCGATATCTTCCCAGGCCAGCGACACCAGTTCACCGTGGCGCACGCCGGTGTACACTGCCAGCGACCACATGTTTTTCAACTGCTGGGTGGCGCAAGCGTTAATCAGCCTGACAAACTCATCGCGGGTGAGCGGGTCAGGCTCGCAACGCGAACGTTTGAGAAGGGCGATCCCGGTGAACGGGCTTACCTTCACATAACCACTTTCAGCAGCGAACTTGAACATGCCAGCCATGGTCTTCATGTAGTTGTTGACCGTTCTGACTGTCCTTCCCTTTACAGGCGTACGATGCCCCGCCTTCAACGTCTGATAACCGGTCAGCAATTCCTTCCTGATAAACAGCAGGTCTTCCTGCGTCACCGCAGAAACCAGCCTGTCCCCGCCGATCCGTGGCACCATATTGCGCGTTATAGATGTATAACGAGACATCGCGTTGGTGCTTATCTCCATGCGTTTCAATTCCAGCCACTTATTCGCCAGTTCCAGCACTGTGATTTCCTTGCTCTCCACCCCAAACTTTCTCAGGTTCGGCGAGTCAGGGAACTGTGCGGCATAGTTGAAGTTGCCGGTCTTTATCGAAAAGCACACCGACGCACGCAGCTCGCCAGCGACTTTCCTGTTTTTTGGTGTATCCGGCACGCCGAGGCTTTCACGCACCCGGCTGCCTTTATAGATGAACCATATGCGGAGCGTACCGCCATGATTCTCCACGCCTGTTGGGTATGCTGACTTAGCCATTATTCCCTCCTGACGTCCAAGAGCCCGCTAAGCATAAACGGATCTTCATTGGCGCGCACCCGGCTGTTTCTTTTTGAGGCTCTCAACCCACTGGTCGATCGCTTTGTGGTTATACAAGCACTCGCTGTTTTCCTTTGGGATGCTGTCCGGCGACATGTGGACGTACTCCCTGCCACATAGCCAGCTTTTTTTACGGGCCCGCGCTATCGTTCCCGGGCGTAGCCCTGTCATCTTCACAAGCAGGTCTTCTGTCACCCAGTCACTGGGCACGATTTGAATAATTTCGCTCATGGGTGTCTCCAGGCAAAAAAGAACCCGGCGCGGGGCCGGGCGAAAGGTATGACGTTGCAGTGCTTTCGCACCCAATAGCCAGCTCATAACTGGCTATCAGTTGCGTCATGATTTGATGTGAAGGCGCGGTTCGCCGTCTTTCGGCCCCAGCCACTGGCGAGCCATGTTCACCTTTAGCTTTTCTTCCATCGCCGCGGTGATTTGCTCATCGGTGATACCGGCGCGCCGCTGCGCGTCCCATAGCAGGAACTGCATATCAGCCCATTCGCTGAGGTCGCCAGGATCGGCGGCAGCTTCCAGCGCCTCTTTGGAAAGATGCTTCAGTGGGCCAATGGGACCGACATTACCGAAGGTCTTTTCTGACCATTCAGCGTGGCGCCGCCGGATCAGGTTTCTGGTGAACTGTGATTTCTTCGATTCGTAAGGTTTCACGCTGTCTCCTCATGCCGCACGCTGGGCGCGCAGCGATTTAATGTGCTCGCTCGTCTCCAGTTCGGCGCGTATCTGTGCCGCCTCACGGTGATCGAGGTGCTCAAAGTCATTGTTGAATCTTTCGATGGAAGCGGTGTTTATCCGGCCCTGTCGCCAGTAGCGGACTGTCTGAGAAGTGCAGCTGTGGATGATGACGGGCCAACCGTGCTGGTCAGCGTAAATCTGACCCCGTTGAATTAGCTGAAACATTGGGCACCACCTTAAATTCGATTACCCAGACCCAGGGGTTAGCTTCCCAGTTGTCGGCACCGTAGATGCTCATCCAAAGGTCACGGAAGTTAATGCGATATTCCCAGCCGGGAAGAACCCCGCCGGAAGGCGGCGTAATGCCTTCTGACTTTGCATCGTCCTCACTCAGATCTCTAAGTCGCTCAACACGCACGCCGGTAATCTCCAGAGTTAGACGACTGGCCCAGCGCGGCATGTGAATAGAAGGCGTCCAGCGTATTTCATCAGCCGGCGGCACATTCTCGTAATGAGTTGGAACGTGCTCAGGGTAATCCGCGCGATAAAGTTTCAGGTCCGGCGCGCCAGCACCAGCTTCAGCCCACGTTTCGCGCACCCAGATGCGATCGCCGACGGCACCGAACGGGCAGGTGTAGCCTTCATTCTCATCTGCAACGCCAAACACATCTTTCTTTGCAGGCTGCAGGTATCCGTTTTTATCGACCACGCCAGGCGTGTACCAGTGGGCGTTTAAATCCAGATCGTAACCGTTATGCGTTGGGTGGAAGCCATCGGACGGCTGAACCTTCATGATGCGCCGTGTCTGCGTCTTCCGGCCGTCGAGGATGGCGCGTACCATCTCGCCGTTAAAAATCATCCCGCGCTCTTTCACTGGATCCCCCTCTGCTTATTCTTCAGCTCGATTTCTTCCTGGCAACTGGCGCACGTCTGGCAGCCGGGAACGGCAGCGCGGCGCGGCGCCGGGATGTCTTCGCCGCATTCCGCGCAATGCTCAGCTGATACGGCGTTACGGTCGATGCGGTGAGCGGAAAGGGCAGCGTTACGCTGAAGCTCTTCAATCTCTGCTGCGGTGTCGATGATGTCGGCCATGGTCAATGCTCCCGGAACTGTCGGTTAATTCGGTTGAAGGTGAACGCCAGCAATAAAAAAGGCCGCTTTAGCGACCTGGTGATTAGTGCCTTGATACTGGAGTTGTCTGTTTCTGGGGTCATAACCCCTCCATATAGGCCCGGATAAATTCAGCCGCAGCCTGTGCGTTTATGGCGTTACCGTAGCCTTTGAGTCTGCCGACGCGGTTGCTGCTTGCCACTCTTGCCACCCCGGACTCGACTCGTCCCATGCGCGCGGCAGACCCATCAACCAGCGGGAATGTGCCGGGTTCAACTGGACGCCATTTTCCATCTCGACATAAGAGCCAGTCCGCATCTCGCCAAAAACCGTTAACCTCAAGGGCCCGCACAGACTCGCAGCCCATCCGATTTTGTTCGGTGTCTCCCTGCCGTCCGCGCTCATTTGCACCGTCGTTGCATTGGTGATGTAGTTGACTTGTGGCGTTGGCCACCCGGTCAGCAATGCCGAGCCTGGAAGCTTCAGGCAAACCTTCGGCGAACCGTCTGGATTCTTCCCGCTGTAGCAATGGGTTGAACCGTTCGCGTCGTTGGCAACCGGCGTCTGCCATCCAGTTAACTTCACCGATCCAGCCAAATTCTGTAGCCCCCTGGGTGTTTCCGGTTGCGGGTTCGTGTTGCAGGTTGGAGTTGGCCACCCAGTAGGCCCGCTCTCTGATGTGCGGCGCACCGACGCCCGCTGCCGAAAACGGCACAAGCCCGAAGGCGTACTCCATTCCTTCCAGGTCAGCTTGTACAAGGTCGAACCATGCGTTTGCGTTACCTGCTGCAACCTGTTCGCCAAAGACATGCTGAGGTCTGAGCTCGCTGATGAGGTGGAAGAAGTGTGGCCATAAGTGCCGCTCGTCAGCAAACCCATCTCCTTTGCCTGCCGAGCTGAAAGGCTGGCACGGACAGGAACCAGTCCAGACTGGTTTATCGTCAGGCCATCCGGCGAGCCGCAGGGAATGAGACCAGACGCCAATTCCGGCGAAGAAGTGGCATTGCGTGAATCCTCGCAGATCGTTAGGTGTGACATCTTCAATACTCCTTTCATCAACTTCGCCCGGGGCGATATGTCCGCCGGAGATTAGGTTACGCAGCCATTGAGCAGCGAACGGGTCGATTTCGTTGTAATAAGCTGCTGGCGTCATGCGGCCTCCGTCGTCTTTTTGAAGGAGTGAGCAATTCGCGCAGAGGCGATGGTTACGTAATCCGGGTTCAGGTCGATGCCGATGAAGTTAAATCCTTCCTCGATAGCCGCCCGTCCAGTGCTCCCGCTTCCCATCCACGGATCAAGCACGGTACCGCCAGGCGGAGTAATCAGCCTGCAGAGATAACTCATCAGAGCGATCGGCTTAACGGTAGGGTGGTTGTTCTTCGCGCCACTGGTACGCCCGGCACCGGCGCGCGGATCATTAATGCCGACGCTTCCTTCTTTGCGTCCGCCGGTCATTTCGCTGGCTGACGTCGCGATAAATCTCTCGAGGCCTTCATCGCGCTCTTTAGGTTTGACCTTGGCGCAGTAGAAGAAGCGGGCAGCGCTCTTGCTGCTATCAATGCGTGGAGTTGACTCGTGCCGCCGGTCCATTTGCCCGTAGCAATTCGCCGCTCCCATTTTTGAACTGGGCTCATTGCCGGTAAGCGCGCCTTGTTGGCCTTTCGCATCCGGAAACGCTGACACTACAGCATCACTTCCATCGTGAATGATGTTTGCCGGCCAGCGTCCCTCCGGTGCCTGCTCGTAATCAGCAACAGGTTCGGTATCGTCTCGCTTGTGTGAAAGCAGACCGCCAGCACCGCCATTTAGCTCCTCGTCGTTAGGGATGCGGCAGGCATTGATATTGATCGCCCCGGTACCATGCTCAGCCATGTTTTCCGACACCGTTTTTTTGAAAGGCTTGCGTGCCATGACGATCGGTTCGTGCGCAGGCTTTAGCGCAGTTCCCCAGCCATCAAAATCACCATCAAGATTATGCGACTTGGGGAAGCCGCTGCCGTAAATCCAGAGGATTTGGTCGCGGATTTCGAAACCTGCATCCTCTGCATTAACCACAAGTCGGTGATAGGTTCGCGATCCGCCGAACGCCAGAAGATGGCCGCCAGGCTTGAGAACGCGCAGGCATTCCTGCCACTGCTCAACTGTCGGGACGTCGTAATCCCATTTGTGGTTCATGAAACTCAGACCATACGGAGGATCCGTCACGATGGCGTCAATTGAGTTATCCGGCAGCGTTTTCAGGACGTCCTCGCAACGCCCGACGTGGAGTTGATAGGTCATACATCCTCCCGTCTGCGTGCCAGCAACGGCCCGTCGTGTCCTTCGTTAAAGCTTTCAACCATCGCCCGGCAGCACGCCGGACAGCAGCTATAAGTCCTTTGCGGCTCTCCGTCGAATTTCCAGAAAGAGGAACGCATGGACGCGGAGAACGTGGCACAGATATCGCAATGAAAGGCTCCCGTTTCCAGAACCCTAATTAGCTGAGGCTCGGAGAGTTCGAACTTTCTGGCGATAACCGCATGCTCAAGACCAGCATCAAGCAGGGCTTCAATCAGCTGCAGATCGTCAATGGTTAATTTCCCGCAGCGGTAAAGGCCCATGCTGCTGGCCTTCATCTGGATAGATGCTTTGGTGCGTTGTAACTTTTTGCACAGCTCATCCATGTTCATGTAAAGGTAGGTTTTTGACAAAAAGATGGCCTGAGATTCAGGCCATGGCATTGAGTGCATCTGCATTGTCATAACTACTCCTCAAGGCTTTTCGCCAGGATAACTTTGACGAGCCGCTCAGCAGCCGATTTCTGAGCCGGAACGGAGGCAATAATCGTTGGACGGTCTTTTTCGGCATTCACACAGACGCCACCCCATCGGGAAATCAAGAAGAAGTCTTCCATCTCGGAGGAGCCCGCATTACTTGCCAGACCCTCAATCATCTGGACGATATCGACGACTGAGTGGTCAGCCATCAGCCGCTGAACGGCGTAGCCGAAGGCATTGAGCATCACCGCGTGGAACTGAATGTAGTCGCGCTTGTAGTCTGCCTGGCTGGTGCCGTGGCGAATCGCTTCGATCTGCGTCAGGGCTAACCAGGCCTCCCAGATGGATTCGATGTCGCCCATTTCCAGCGGCTTACTGCCCGCGTTAGCAAACTTGGCCGTCGCGTCGCTCAGCGCTTTGAAGCTCACCCACAGCTTACTTTTCGCCGGGACGACGTTGTGCTCGAAGTCTGTCACCTCTGCAAAGGTGTCATGCTGAGACAGGTACGTCACCATCCCCTGTGCAACTTCATTACGCCCGTCATAGGCCATGTTTATCGCAGCGGAAGGTTTAGAGACGTTGTTATTGATATCGGAGAAGAACTGCTGGCGTGCCTTCAGTGGGAGATTATGGGTCAGCATCAGCGGGATGCTGATTGGCTCTCCGTAAGTCCGGCAGAACTCAGCTAACCCGGCGGCGCGGTGCTGGCCGTCGAACAGCTTGATCACTGCATCCATAGGGAAGCGTGCGACGCCCACATTCGTATTGCCGAACTCTTCAAACTCAATATCCGCGTCGCAGTTGCCGACCAGCGGCGGGATGATGAAGGGCTCTTTATTTTGGTATGCATTGACTAGGTACTGGTAAAACTTCTTCACGCGCGCCTGGTTAATTTCGCGTTGAGAGCGCTCGAGCGTGCTGCCGTGATTGTCGGACGCAAGTATGCGCGTCAGCGCGCGGGCAGGTGCCGTGATCATGTAAGTCGCCGTGCTACCCTGCATGCCGCGCGACGCCGGGAACTCAAAGAAATAATCGCCTACTTTGCTCATGCCGCCTCCTGCCTTTCCCGATATTCCTCAGCGAGCCGCTGCGCCTTTAATGGATTGCTTACCACTTCACCCCATGGCATTAGCCAGCCGTTACCAATGAAGGGAAGGCACAGTGTGCCAACCCTGATGTCGTCGTGAGCGTGAGTCATAGGAAGGACTCCATTTCGTCGATGTAGAGGCCCTGAGCAATCAGGCGGCGACGGCGGGCGGCACGCGCTATGCATTCCTGCCGTCTGCCTTCCTGCGATTGCTCAATGGCACGCCGGGTGAACAGCCGCGATTTACCCTGTGGCGTTACGACCTTTGGCTTCGTGACCAGGTCGAATGTCCGGTCGCAGATGCCGTCCTCGTTGAGCCATTTTTCCGACTCAACGATCTGCGCTATCTGTCCGGTGCCGCGGGTGATGCCGTTTGCGACCCGGTTAAACTCGATGAGCGTTACGCCAAACTTCTCGGCGATTTCGCTACCGGTGACCGGGCGGCCTCGCGTCTGAATCATCCAGATAACGCGCTCACGGAGACCGGAGAATTGCCCGGTTCGCCCGGGCCGGCGGTAAAAGGGTGTGCGTTTCATTCGAGCTCCAGAATGCGGCGCTTCGTGTCCGCAACAAGTTCGAGGAAGTCTTTTCGGCGCGCGCGAAGCCGGGCTATTTCTGATTCACATTCGGCAGCTGTAAGGCGATAGACGATGAGCTGTTTACCGTCAGGGAAGTCTGAGCAGTAGCTGATGAAGTCCACCCAATCTCTGCCAGAGCAATCAAGGTGACCAACCAGTTGCCATCTGTATGCCGGATCGAAGGAACCCCGGGTGAGGGTGGAGTAGTGAGTGGCGGCAATGACCGACTTAATCTCAACGAGCCCGTCCTGGCCAACGAGTCCGTCGGGGCTGTCACCGTACGTTTCGTGATCAAAGAACCCGCCGTTATCCACGTCGACGAAGTTCATCTCTTCGTACAGCATGCGGGCAATTGGCTCCTGTTCGTGCCCGCGCTCCATGTGCTCGTTTGAGAAGCCAAACTCAGACTTGCACCCCTTAATCTGCTCCAGAGCCAACTGTAGAGCGTAACGCTTGGCCGGTTCGCCAAACGCTTTCCCATCGTTAGCCATGATCAGGCCGAAGTTTGAAGCGGTGGCCTTACCCAGGCGAAGAGCATCCCACTCTTCACCGTTTTGCTCGACGTCGTGCCAGATCATGATGAACACTCCTGTTCAAGCTGGCGGCGATGCTCCGGAGAGATATCCATTCTCGCCAGCACTGCATCAAGGTTGCCGTCGCGTTTGAAGGCTGCCTTGGCGTTATTCCAAGCCTGCGTTTTATCCGGCGAAAGCACCGGCTTTGTGACGCGCGCCGGGCTTAAGCGGAGGCCTTCAACCGATTCCTTTCCGAACCGGACATTTTTATCGACGTAGACCGTTACCTTCACGCCAACCCAATCCTCAAGGAAGGGGGATCCGGTGATGCTTTTCAGCATCTTGCTGTTGGTTGCATTCAAAATCATCGGCTTAAGCTTTTCGCCAGGGCGCAACTCGCGCTCTTCAAAATAAGCGGTGTTGAAAACGTCTTTGGATTTTTTGGTTTTGTCGTTTTCTAACGTTGCCCGGGCGATAGTAAGTACGGTTGGCTCAACAATGTCGGCACTGCTCAGGTATGGAGAGTCAAAAGCCTTTCGGTAATGAGTTTTTGTTTCAGACATTTCATGCATCCTTAAAACGGGCAGCCGGTACGGTGTTCCCAGTCGTATTCCGCCTGGGCGTAAGCAACTGCCGAAATGAAATCGTTGTAGGCCTTACCAGCGTCATCGCTGCGAAGTCCTTCGTATGGGCTGGAGTCAATCGGGACCGTGAAGTGGAAGAGGCCGGACGGCTCTTTTGGCATCATGTCGATGATTTCCCGAGCCCGGTCACCGATCCACTTCTCTTTCTCGTCGGTGAGCTGTTGCTCAGCCCAGCGCCGATCTTCGATCCGGTCGTAAGTGAGGTATGCGTTCATGGTTGCCTCAGTAATGAATTTTCGCGCAGGGGATCAGGTCATCTTTCAGAGCGGTGAGCACTTCGATAGCCTGTTCGCGGGTTAAGCTGGTGTGGCTGGTGAGCGCGTTAACGATGTTGGTGCCGACCGTCTTGCGATGCTTCACGTCAGCTTCCCGCTTTGCCTGTTCGTCGGCGATGCGCTTCTCTTCGGCCAGGCGTTTCTCTTCTGCCTGTTTTGCCTTGAGGCGCTCAGCTTCCACTGCTGCTGCTTTTTCGCGTTCCGCCCTGGCTTCTGCCTCCTGCTTCTCGCGTTCCGCACGCTGTTCCGCTTCGATGCGCTGGCGCTCCGCAGCTTCAGCACGCGCTTTCTCCTCAGCTTCGCGGCGCGCTGCGGCTTCAATCTCCGCTTTGTGCTTCGCTTCGGCATCGCGGCGGGCTTGTTCCGCAGCTTCCCGCTTAATGCGCTCTTCGTGTTCACGCTGAGCCTGTTCCGCCAGGCGGCGCTGCTCTTCGCGGTCACGGTCAAACTTGTCATTAATCAGCAGTGCCATTTCGTGGTCTGCTTCGATCTGCGCGGCACGCTGGAGGTCGAACTCTTCGTTCATCACCAGCGCTTCGGCGTGCTGCGCGTTCATGGCTTCTTCAGCCTTAATGCGCTCCTGCTCGGCCTCCCATTCGGTGAGTGGGCGGCGGGTGGCATCGCGCAACTCGTCGCAAGCATCAACGAATCGCTTAATTTCGGCCTCAGCCGGACGCACAGCCTCTTTCAGGCGCTTCAGGTACTCACGGCCAGGCTTTTCGATTGCCGTCTTGCTGCGGGACACCTGCGCCGCCAGAGAGGCGACACGGTCACGGCCTTTCTTCGTGGACAGGTCCGGCACTTCGTTTACCGCCTGGCGGATTTGCTCGAGATAAGCATCAAGGCCGCCCGCTACGTAAAGCACCGGCGCCTGCTCCGGCTTGATTTCGATGACGGTTAAGTCCGTTACTTCGCTCATGGTTTCTCCTGAAATTTGGATGTGCAGATCCCGCCCGCGTAATGCCAGGCCGATCGGTTGAATAGGGGGGTTAGGCTGTTCTTCTATGCCACGGATAACCGATGGCAACCTTCATTTCGTCGTAGGCTGCCATCCACATGGCGCCATCACCGATAAACAGGGCAATGGCTGCTTTGCTCTGCGCGGCGCGCAGCAGGTGATGATTGATCATGCCTTCACCTCAACCTGTTTCAGGAGGCCAGCTATATGCATCTGCCAGCGGTTAAGCGTCAGCTTGTCGCGTGGTGCCGATACCGATGTCAGTTGCCACTCGTTATCGTTGAGCTTTTTGGCGGTGTACTGTTTGCCGTTGTGGGTGACTGTCATGATGCCTCCCGCTTTTCTTTGATGTCGGCGCGGAGGTGAATCTCTTTCCCATCAGCTGTCGGGAATATCAGGATGTCATCACGAACCGCGAGAAGATGGGCCACTGCAAATAGCGCCTCGTCTGTGACATCAAATTTCTCACCGGTGAACTCGCGAACGCCGGGCGCCAATTTGCTCGGCTTTGAACGACCCGCGAAAATTCGCTTCGTCAGGCCTGAAAAACCTACTGTGATTGGGTTGCTCATAAATCCTCTTGGCCTTATCGCGGCGAACGGAACGGTTAATACAAGACTTCAACGCATTTATTCAGTGTTTCAATGGGCGGTGGATGGCCGCCGGTTGTCATAACTAAGCCGCCTCGGTGAAGCGACTGAGGTATGAAAAAACCCGCCGTGGCGGGTTTTCAGAAATAGTCTTTGTGGTCGCGCATCGCGCGCTCGAGAATTAGCTTTGCATCTTCAAAGTTGGCAGATTCAAAAGCCTCTCTTACGGCCTTAGCCAGGCAAGTTGCATCGCTTTCATAGTCGTCAGCTCTGCTTTCCCAGTTTGATGCCTCTTCTTCAGCCTCATAAAGGCGGTCGCCATACTCGCACTCGAGTTCCTGGCGCACTTCATCACGAAGCTTCTCCTTGATGATTTCGGAGGCTTCTTCAATCGGCATTGTTTCCAGAATCGTCTCTGGGTGATGAGTGCCGTATTTCAGTGAGATGTCAGTAGCAAACATGCAACCTCCGAAAAAATGCCCGCGCGCTGGCGGGCCAAGAAGACTTTTCCAATCCAACCAGAACAGGATCATCGTCTCCTGTGCGGTTGAGATGGCAGTATTACCATCACCAAGCATCGGCGCCCGGTGCTTGAGGTTGGCTCTGTAGTTACCCGCTGATGCGGGAGAAATGCTTTGTGGTGCAGCGCCGGGTGCTTATCTTCCGGTTGCCGTCGATGCAGCTGCAATTCACTGCACTACAAAACATTCCACGGTGTGCCCCGGCATAATCCGGGGCTGAATGTTGGTTTTCAGTCGTCACTGTTACCTGTTACATAACTCCTCCGATACGGTGTGCCGCGTCGATAAGGGTGGCAGCGGCTAGCCAGGAACTTTCGAAATGCTTTGGTGGTGTGGTCTGGAATCGAACAAGAGGTACGGCCGTCATGCCCGCGTCTGCCACTGCGCTACCACACCCCAAAACATTCCCTGTATTGGTCAGCGCCAACTCCCTGCCAGTGTTGCCCGTTCTCACGCCGTTCTCGCTCTCGCGCGGGGATACTCTCTCACCGACCGGATCGCACCCGGTGATACAGCACGTTTACGTGTAGGGGTCTTAACAGCTCATTGACGCTGTAAATCTGCATGTTGTTAAAAAGCAGGCGACTTGCTGTCCGCCGCTGGCTAACTTCGCTCAGCTGTCGATGTTTCGTTTCGATGGACTTATTAAAAACCATAGTTGTTTTATCGTCAACAACAATAGTTGTATTTAAGGTTGTTTTGGTTTTATTTGGTTGTATTTGAAAGGAATTTATTTTTAAAAAATGTCTGTAGGTAGGATTTAGGCAATAAAAAACCCCGCCGTAGCGAGGTTTGATGAGGGGGGGGTGATTACCGTGTTTGATTTTTTAGGTAATCCGAGATTTCTTTAGCTGCCGCGCACTGCGCTTTCAGATCGGCGTTCATTTTAGCTTTCACTTCCTCAGAACTACCCTCACAACTAGCATTAAGTGAGGTAATGTTGTAAACCGCCAACATCGTAGCCTGTACAGCCACCTTGCACTGATCAGGCTGAGCGTGATCTTTACATATTGCAGATGGAGATTGCTTTAACTGGTCTAGGGCTGACTCTGCAGCGTTAGCAGACAAAGGGGACAGTAATGCCATTGCCAATAACAATTTTCTCATAGTTGCATCCCTACCAGATTGTTGAGGTCCAAAACATCCTTCCGATTATCTGGACGCTATCAAGATCCGCTTCTTCGTCTGGGTGCTCGACATGATTAAAGCTGCGAATGCTCAACCTGTTCGGGCCCACACGGTAAAGTATTTTTAAGCGATTCCATCCATCCTGGCTGATGGCGTAGACCTTTCCGTCCACGATCTTTTTGTCGTTAATATTGATAGCGACAGTAGTTCCCTCTGGAATAACTGGCTCCATGCTATTCCCATGTGCTGGGAAGCAGATAACACTCTCTCTGTGGGCATTAACTCGACGCAAAGTCGCTTTCGAGAAGCGGAGTTTATAGCCATTGTAATCTTCGCGAGGGAACGTCCCATCGCCGCAGGCCAGCTCAATATCCTTTAGAAATGGCACTTCTACCTCGTCATCAGGTAATGGGGTTGAATTATCCCAAGGCTCAACGGTACCCCACTGATCAGACGGTGGGATGGCTTCATCCTGCCCAGTGAGAAGCATAGCGCCTTCACCAGAACTCAACCATTCAGGCTTTACCTTTAACGCATTAGCAAGCTTAACCAGCTTTGTTGTCTGGTTGGCTTTTCCTGTTTCTATCTTCTGGATAGCCGCTTGGCTCACCCCAACCAGATCCCCGAGAGCCTTTTGCGTAAGGCCTCGTAATGTTCTGGCTTCTTTCAATCTTTCAGCGAGTGTCGTTTTCATACGCGCAATGTACAACCATGGTTTTATTCCATCAAACGAAAATGGTTGTTGACTAAATACAACCATAGTTTTATTCTTCATTCATATTCACTACGGAGGTTGTTATGAACCCAACCATTAAAACCGCTATCACCATCGTCGGCTCTCAAAAAGCCCTTGGTGAAGCGTGCGCAGTGTCGCAGCAGGCGGTTTACAAGTGGCTACACAACAAAGCGAAGGTTTCTCCGGAGCATGTGAACAGCATCGTAAAAGCAACTGGTGGCGAGATTCAGGCATACCAGATTCGCCCTGACTTGCCGACGCTGTTCCCGTCACCGGCCGACAATAATGCCGCTTAACGGCGGCCCTAACATCGAAAGGGAAAGCAATGCATTCACTTGCGTATCAACACAATACCGGAATACACCCGGGAGCGATGATAAACCGCGCTCAACCTAAGGCGGCGCCAGACCACGAAAAGATCCGCGATGCGGTCCGTGCATGGTCGTCTGCGCTGGACAATCAGGACGTCGTTTCGGCGCTGATCATCAACGAATACCGGGAGCAGGGCGGGACAGCCATCAACTTTCCGGAAGACATCAGCCGGGCGCGCCAGAAACTGTTTCGCTTCCTGGATAACCGTTTCGACTCTGAGCAGTACCGCGAGAACGTGCGCCAGCTGACGCCCGCAATCATGGCGGTACTTCCGCTGGAATTTCGCAACCGCCTGGCGCCGCAGAACGACACGATGTCGCTGATTGCCTCTGCGATGAAAGAGTGCGCCGAAGCTAAACAGGCCGTGCTGCTGGACGCTCCCGAACATCAGAAGCTGAAAGAGGTAAGCGAGGGTATAGCGTCGCTGTTCCGCCTCATGCCGGAGCAGGTGGGGCCGCTGATGACGATGGTGACGTCGATGCTGGGGGTTATGTGAGAACTACAGCAATGGCGAAAGCCGCGGTGCGCTAACACCAACGGCTTTCAGGTGCAATAAACGTCAGTCAATTGCGAGGCAATTATGCCAAGTAAATCGAAGAGAGTAAACAAACCGGAGGTAGCACGTGAGCATGTCACTTATGGCGAAAGCAATGGGGGTCAAAGTGGGAAACTCACTGCGTAAGCTCGTCCTGATTAAGCTGGCTGATAACGCCAACGACAAAGGCGAATGCTGGCCTTCGTATCAACACATCGCCGATCAATGCGAATGCAGCCGAACGGCTGTTCGTAACCATATTGATGCGCTTGAAGAAATGGGTCTTATCAAGCGTGAGAACCGTGTCGGCGTCAACAACGGAAAAGGTAATACGTCAAATGTGTATTACCTGAAATTAGATGCCACCCCTATGCCATTAAATGGCACAGGGGTATGCCACGACGAAGCACACCCTATGCCACCAGATGGCACACCCCCTGTGCCACCAGATGGCACCAGAACCAGTCACTCTTTTGAACCAGTCATTGAACCTAACTCTCTCTCTGGGCGCGAAGGTTTTATGAGCGAAGCTGCAAAACGGCGGATCGGGATTTCACCAAACGGGGAGATTCCATTCCCGCCCCTGTTTAAGCCATCAGCGGATCACATTGCTATGGCTGCCGAGAAGGGGGTGAGCATTGAAACTGAGCTGCTGAACTTTCGGGACTATCACCTTTCCCGCGGCACGCTGCTGATCGACTGGAATTCGGCTTTCAGGGTCTGGATTAGAAACGCCAGGGTTAACCCGCTGGCTAAACGTGGACGTGCTGAGCAGGAAACGCCTCACTGGAACAGCCGCGAGGGATGGGAGGACTTCCTGTGAATAACCAACTTGTGCAGGCAGTTAACGGGCGTGACGGGGCACTGCTATCCAGAATGGCTAACGGAAACGCCGACCAGCAGAAGGTTATCAACCCTGAGGCTGAGGGGCTTGTTGACTCTCTCTTTCGGCAGCTGAAGCAGATTTTCCCTGCGTCTACGCAGACAAACCTGAAAACTGACGCAGACGAGAAAACTGCAAAGCGTCAGTGGATCGCAGCGTTTTCAGAGAATGGGATCCGCACTCGCGAACAACTTTCCGCTGGTGTGCGTCATGCCCGCGCCAGTGAATCACCTTTCTGGCCGTCGCCGGGGCAATTCATCAAATGGTGCAAGGACAGTGGAACGGTGCTTGGCATTGGCCTGGCTGATGTGATGAATGAGTTCCATCGGTATAGCCGCGAAAAAGGGCTGCATACCGGCGGAGCAGAAGCTTTCCCGTGGTCTCATGACGTTATGTACTGGATTGTCACCGACACTCGCAGAGCGATGTACCAGCGCCAGCTAAGCGAGGCTGAAACTGAAAAATACGCGTCAAAAAAACTTGAGGAATGGGCGCTGAAAGTTGCTGGTGGGGAAAAAATACCATCTCCCGTCCTGGCGCTCGAGAATTCTGATGAAGTGATCCCGACAAATCACGTGAGCCGTCAGGCCGGTTATCACCCGGAAGGAAAAAGCTTCGGGTGCATGCCAAACGCAGCGACTCTCGGCGCTCTGACCCCAGCCCAATGGCTCTGGGAAGAATATCAGCGCGGGAAAGATAGAGGGCTTATCCAATGACCATAACAATCCGTGAGCAGGTTCTGGCAGCCCTGCGTAACAACCCAGGCCTGAACAACGCCAAACTGGCAGAGCTTATCGGCATGGACACCAAAAAGATATCCGGGACGGTGAGCACGCTGCTGGCCGATGGGCTGATCAGCTGCGAAGGAAAATACGGTCAGCGCCTGTACAGCCTGACCAGCTACGGCATGCGTTTCGCCTCTGACACGATACCGGGCATTAAGCAGGGTAAGTCGAAGTTAATTCAGCGGACGGACACAAACGTGATCTGCCAGGAGTGCCGCAACAGCGCGGCGATGAAGCGAGTATTGATGGTTTGGGGGAGGGTAGGGGTATGAGCAACAAATACGAAGATCTGATTAAAAACGTCAGGATGAATGCCGACTGCGGTGAGCACATGTCGCCTGCAGAAGTTACGACTCTTCTTAACGTGGTTGAAACCACATTCGCGGCGCTGGCTGCGGAGAATGCGGGGCTGAAGGCGATGTGTGAAGACCGTCGCACGTTCATCATAAATGGGGTGCAACTGGGCTATATCCAGGTTCCGACAGTGGAAACAGACCCTGCACTTGAAACCATTCGCGTTGCTGTGTCACCACAAGAGCCAACCCCGGCTACAGACGCTTTTCTGGCTGAAGTGCGTGCTCAGGGCTTGGAACGTTTGGCGAAAGCTTGGTATGCGATTGCAAACGAAACAGCCACAGGAATTAGCATTAGCGAGTCATCTCGTCTGAAATATCGGCAGCGCGCCGATGACGTAGCTGATTTCGCGAATGAAATTCGCAAGGAGGCCGCCCAATGAGCAACAAGCACCACGACTTATTAGGCGTGCCGAAACACGCCAATCAGCACCGTCTTTCCCGACTGACTATGGAGGTGCATACCGATGAGCTTCGCATTATGGCATCAGCAGTAGAGAGCTATACCGACGAGTTGATAGCAGCGCTGGAAGCCGCAGAGAAGCGGATTGCTGAGCTTAGCTCCTTGCAGGGAAAGCCAATAGCCTGGGAAAGCACCACTCCGGTTTACGTCAAATTCATCACTGATGAGCGTTACCAAAGACTCCGCCCGGGATACAAGAAATGGTACAAGCCGTACCGTTGTTCTCAGTGCGCCGCAGCCGGTAAAGGAGAGTGATATGCGCGAAATCGGAGCTCAAATCACAGCGGCAAGAGCAGCGGAAGTAATACACGAAACATTCGGCCACCTCGACGCAAAAACTGGAGAGAGTCACAAGGGGTATTTCATTTTCATCAACGGGCAGCATGGTGACATGGATGTGGTGTATAGCGACTTCCCGACATTTGGCGAAGGTCCAGGTTATTTCACCGATCGTGGAGACTTCATCTGGGAATTAATTCGTGATGATGGTCCTTGCGCTGCTGTCGGCATTTACCGGTTCGATGGTGAATATCGCCTGCCCAAAAGAAAAGGTTCGGCCCGTTTCGTTGGCAAAACCACCTGCATTCAGACATTCGGGGAGGACTAACCCATGAGCACTATTACCAAAGAATGGCTGCAGCAGAAAATTGCCGACATGGAAGCCACCCGCGATGAAATCCCGTTCGGCATGGACGAAGACGACAGCAACACTCTGGATGCGATGAAGCTGGCTCTGGCATCGCTCGAAGCGGAGGCTGCAATTACCGTTGGCGATGATGGTGGTGATGCGCTTGCTTACCGCCGTCTTATTCAAACGTTCGCACCAGGCACGAAGCTGTACACCGCCCCTCCTGTGCCGGTATCTGTGATGGATGAAGCACAATCACGCGAACTATTCGAAAAAAACTGCATGGCGAATATTGAGCGCAACAAGTGGCATCCTGACCTGTACGCACACCTACCGGCTAGGGAGCAATGGGCTGCTTGGGAAGCCTGCCGCAAAGCCATGCTTCAGGGTGCCGATGGCAAGCATGAGTTAACTGTCTGGTATGGCTCAATGCCAGAAAGTAATGGTAAGGCTAACTGGACAGCAATTCTGCATCGCAAAGGCGAAGGCCGTTGCATGGATGGGTTCACCATTGACCATTCTGAATATCCAGGCCGCGTACTTTATGCCGCAGATCGCGTCCGTTACCTCATCGGTGAGAAAAGTGAGAGACCAAGCATATTGGATTATGACGCTGACGCGCATAGCGGATATGTGAAGACTGGCAACTCTCCGGTGATTCCTGATGGTTGGGTGATGGTTCCGGCTGAGCCCACTGAAGAAATGTGCGATGTGGGGCATGTAGGGGTTGATGTACTAACAGGAGTGACTGATGAAAATGAATATTACTCAATCTATGGAAAGTATGCTGCCAAAGTTTACCGCGCCATGATTGCAGCAGCACCGCAGCAGGAGGTTAAGCCGTGATTACAGCATTAGCGTGGCATTTCAGTGACGGAATTTATGGCTGGATGCTGGCAATAACAGCAATTCAGGATTTGGCTGTAGCAGCTTTTATTTTCAGCTCGTGTAGAGGCCGAAATGCCTAACCCATTCGACGCATAACTAAACGTCAAGCAACGTTTGATTTCCAATAATCATCCATCCATAATTAAGTCATCGGAGCCTGAACAACTCCGGTGACTTCTTCGCATTTAAGGGGACTTAAATGCGACAACAATCTGAACTCCTCACATTGTCACAGATGCAGAAATGCACCTGCGATTTTCTGCATTCTGCGTTACCTCTCGGAGGTGGCGCATGAAACAGCACTACTGCATCGTCAACGACACCGTCAAAGACAACCTCATAGCATTCATTCGCACCCTGCCGGTAAACCCGCGCGCGCCGATGGTAGTCGAGGCCCGGGAAGAGACACGCACCGATAAGCAGAACCGCCTGATGTGGCCACTGCTAAAAGACCTGTCTGACCAGGTTATCTGGCACGGCGAAAAGCTGACCCGCGAGGAATGGAAGGACCTTATCACCGTTCTGGTGAACCAGACCCAGGACCAGGAACAGAAATCCGCGCCTGGTATCAACGGTGGCCGCGTTTATTTCGGCGTCCGCACATCCAAATCCAGCAAGCGCTACATGGTCGACGTCATCGAGGCGATTTACTGGTTCGGCACCGACCGCGGCGTGAAGTTCTCCGATGCATCCAGTAAGCGCATCGCCTGGGCTCAGGAATGGAGGGCTTCCCGTGGGTAGTCCTCTCGCACGCGTCATCACCAACGAAATTTTCCGCGTCCCGGCGCGCCGCCAGCGCAAGGTCACGGTTAAGCCGTCCGACATCCCGACTTTCAAGGACTACACCGCTCGCCTGGTGGATCAGAAATGGCTGCGTCTCGCGGCGAGGAGGAGCCATGCGTAAACCATCCCGCCGTAAGTGCAAAGTGTGCGGTGAATACTTCGTGCCGAAATTCCACGACATCCGGATCCGCTGGTGCTGCCCGGAGCACGGAACAATCCTCGCCATGGAAGAACGCGAGAAGGAGAAGGTGAAAGCCGCGGCTAAGCGCATCAAGGAGCAGAAGGAGGCCGAGAAAGCAGGGCGCCAGCGCCGCGCAGAGCGCCGTAATGAGCTAAAGCCGATCCGTCACTGGGTGCAGATGACTCAGCGCGCCTTCAACGACTGGCGGCGCGAAATGCTGCTGGCCGCCGGGCATGGCTGCATCTCCTGCGGAACCAAGACCGCGTTTGCCTGGCATGCCGGGCATTACCGTACCACGGCCGCCGCACCACAGCTTCGCTTTAATCCGGACAATATCTGGCTCCAGTGCTCCGCCTGCAACGTTCATAAGTCCGGGAACATCGAGGCGTACCGTGCTGCGCTGGTTGAACTGATCGGTGAAGAGCGCGTGCTGGCGCTGGAATCCAACAACGAAACCCACCGATACACCCGTGAAGAGCTGGACGGCATCCGCGCCAAGGCCAGGGCAGACATTCGCGCACTGAAACAGCTGGAGGCAGCATGAGTAAAATCCAATACCCAATGACCACGGCAGCTATCTTCGATGATGTTGTCTACCCCCTCCACTTCGATAATGCCGGTAAGGTTAAGCAAGAGATTGAAGGTGCTGTTAATTGGTTCTGCAGGTGGTGCAACGAAGAGAGAGCAGTTGTTAAAGCACGGGTTCTGGTCAGTTGTTGGGGTCAGTATCTGAATTATGCACAAGTCATGGAGGATGGGGTGTGAAGCCAGAAACGATCGAGATACTCCGAGCGCGCTGGCAGCGCCTCCGGATTTACCGCCGCCCGGGCTCCGTGCTGGTCGATTACCGCATTCTCCGTAACTTCGTTCGCATCTATCATCCTGCAGGAGCCGCACAATGAACAGTCAGCAACTGGAATACGTACGTCAGCAGCTCATTGTGGCAACCGCAGATCTGAGCGGTGCGACGAAAGGGCAACTGGTGGCTTTCGCCGAGCACGCGCAATTCACCGCTACGGCGCGCAGCCGGGGCAGGAAAAAGGTATTCGACAAGGATAAGCAGCGCATGGTCAACCCGGACGGCCCTCCGATGAGCGGCAGCCAATCCCGCGCCAAGGGATCATCAATCTCGCTGGTGGGCCCGGTTGAGTTCGTGACTGCATCTTGGCGCCGCGCCGTGCTATCGCTGGAAGAGCATCAAAAAGCCTGGTTGCTGTGGAACTACAGCGAGAATATCCGGTTCGAGTACCAGGTGGCGATCACACAGTGGGCCTGGGCAGAGTTCCGGGAACTGCTCGGCACGAAGAAGGTGGCCGGCAAGACGATGGAGCGACTGAAGAAGCTGATATGGCTGGCGGCGCAGGACGTCAAAGCGGAGCTGGCAGGGCGTGAGACGTACGAATATCAGGAGCTGGCGGAGCTGGTTGGCGTAACACCAAAGAACTGGTCAGAGACGTTTACGGACCGCTGGGTTGAGATGCGTCGCATCTTCCTGCGCCTGGACAGCGGAGCTTTGTTGCAGGTTACGCGATCACGTTCACAACAAAAGGCGACAAATTTCGACAGAAGTCTTGCAAAACTGGATTGAAACGCATATATTTCATGTAAATCTGATATCGTCGCCATAGCTTCGTAGGTCGACAAAAAATTACAAGCCTCGCCATCGTGCGGGGCTTTTTCGTTTCAGGGTCAGAAGCACAGCGGTTGTGCGTTCGGCTGTTAACCGAATGGTCGAAGGTTCGAATCCTTCCTGTCCCGCCAAATTCGCCGGTCTAGTTCAGTGGCAGAACGGCAGCCTTGTAAGCTGCGCGTCAGAGGTTCGATTCCTTTGCCCGGCACCAGAACCCACTGCCTGGGACCCTTCGGCCAACGAGCCGACATTGCCTTACCCCCATATTGCCCGCCTGTCGCGGGCTTTTTATTTCGGCCGCAGACAATCAATTCCAGATGCCCCGTAGCTATCGTGTCTGACGGCCTTTTCCCACTACACAAACAGCACCCCGTTTTTCGGAGGTGATATGGCTAAACGTATGCAAGATAAAGAAAGCATTGCCGGAGTGTCATGGCTGATTGTCCTTGCTCTGTCATGCTGGGGCGGCCTGGTCCGATACCTTATTGACGTGAAGCAGAACAAAGCCACCTGGAGCTGGATCAACGCGCTGGCGCAAATTGCAGTGTCCGGCTTTACCGGTCTTATAGGTGGACTGATCAGCGTTGAAAGTGGGCTGAGCCTTTACATGATTCTGGTTACGTCAGGCATTAGCGGGGCTATGGGCTCCGTGGCACTGACGTACTTCTGGGAACGCCTGACGGGGATGAAGAATGCAAACCAGTGATAAAGGCTTTGCCCTGATCAAGCAGTTCGAAGGCTGCAAGCTCACCGCCTACCAGGACAGCGTCGGAGTATGGACTATCGGATATGGGTGGACTCAGCCTGTAGATGGGAAACCAATTCGCGCCGGGATGACGATTAAGCAGGAAACGGCAGAGCGTCTGCTGAAGACTGGACTGGTCAGCTACGAAGGCGACGTGTCACGACTTGTTAAAGCAGGGCTGACTCAAGGGCAATTCGACGCCCTGGTGTCGTTTACGTATAACCTCGGCGCCCGGTCATTGTCGACATCGACTCTTCTGCGAAAACTCAACGCCGGTGATTACGCTGGCGCTGCCGATGAGTTCCTGCGCTGGAATAAAGCTGGTGGCAAAGTCCTGAATGGGCTGACCCGTCGGCGTGAGGCGGAGCGCGCTCTGTTCCTGTCGTGATTAGCACACTGGTTAAGCGTTACTGGTTGCAACTGCTGGTGGTGGCGTTAATCGGTGTGCTGGCGTTCTTCGTGAACCACTACCGCGACAATGCCATCACCTACAAAGACCAGCGCGACAAAGCAACGGTCAGGGCAGACAAATCGGAGGCGATCACCAGCAACGTGATCACCACGATGAACCTCATCCGTGACATCTCACAGGCTACCCAGAATGCAAAGAACGAACTGGCTCAAAAGGGCGAGACGCGCATTGTCTACATCAGGCAAGCGCTTGAAGGCGATCCGTGCGCTAACCAGCTTGTTCCTTCTGCCGCTGCTGACAGCCTGCGGGAATACGCAGACAGTTTACGTTCCAGCCCCGGTGGTGCCGATAAGCGCTGACCTGACAGCAGACACGCCGATCCCCGGAATGACGGTTCCGTTTACGTGGCAGGCAAGTCTGGAGTTAAATGCTCAGCTCTACACTGCGCTTGGGCAGTGCAATCTGGATAAGGCGGCAATTCGGAAAATCGAAGAGGCGAGGAAAAATAAATTGAAATCAAGAAATGAAAGTAGTAAAAGTCAGTCATGCTGTGAGCATTCCAGCTGAAGATAAATCATCAAGTGTCAAAAACAAAATTCTGAGCCTCGGCAATCGCCGGGGCTTTTTTGTATCCGCATTTCACCGCGCACCGCAGCGCATTCAAACCACGTCGAACCATACCCTTTGAAATGAGCCTTTGAGGAAGTCAGTTAGTGCTGGCGAGCATCGACGGGCTGATTTCCTATGCGGCAAAGGTTCATCTCAAAGAAAGGTACACGCTATGAATAATCCGTCAGTTATTCCGGCTTTCGATTTTCGTGAAATGGTCACGACTCTCGATAACAAGATAATTACCACGTCACTCAAGGTGGCTGACTACTTTGGCAAGCGACACAAAGACGTTTTGCGTGCCATTCGTAACCTGAAATGCTCCGATGACTTCACCCAGCGCAATTTTGCGCCCATTGATTTCATTGATAAAAATGGCGATGTTCAGCCTATGTATAACATCACCCGCGACGGATGCATGATGCTCGTGATGGGATTTACGGGCAAAACAGCTGCCGCAGTAAAGGAGTGTTACATCAATGCCTTTAACTGGATGGCCGAGCAGTTAAACCGGCGCATGGCCATGGGTGAAGAAATGCAGCACCGCTACGCCATCAAAGAAACGCGCTCAAAGCTGAAAGGCACGATCGGAAGCCGTTTGATGAACGAGCGGAAGAAAGAGAAGCGCGTTCTGGAGCTCGAGTATGAGCACATCATGCAGGTAACGCAGCCGGAATTACTTATTGGCTGATCGCGGCATTACAGGAGCCCTTCACTGAGGGGCTTCGATAATGCATTACAAATTTTGTTAAATTTTAATCCGCTGATATCTTCATATCTCCACACTAAATGAGGAGATATTTATGGAATGGATCAACGTTGAAGACCAAAAGCCAAAAGGCTTTGAGATGGTAATTTTAGATACTGACAAAGGTATTGCTGTTGGCTGTTTTGATCCTTTTGGTGAGCCTAAGCATGCAATTTTTGGCTTTGTTGGGGCTGTTGGACACTCTCAGTTTGAAGTCAAGCGCTGGATGCCTCTTCCAAAAGCATGAAACCAACCGCCTTCGGGCGGTTTTTTATTGCCATAAAACTTGATAACCCTACAAGCGGATAAAGAGGCTCTCAATGTCCGACATCTACAACATCAAACTGACGACGAACGACGGCGGTGAGTTCAAAGGCCAGATGTCACGACGTCAGACTGAACTGGTTAACGGCTTTGTGCCTCTGGCGACCGAGACGGGCCAGTGGCTGTATTTCGCACCAGCCGATGTGAAGCGGGTGGAGTTCACGCCTGTACCTGCCGAGGAAGAAACCAATGGCGATATGCAGACTGTCAGTTGAAATCAAAAGCAGATGGTGGGTTCCTGTCTACCTCAGGACGCTGACAGTGTTCTGCTTAATGATGCATTGCGAGCCTGATTACCAAAAGGTGAGAAACTTCCTCGTTAAGCATGGCATTAGCCAGAAGCTGAAGTATGAGCATGTAAAGAAATAACGGAGTAACCCATGGCTAACGATAACGAGCGTAGGCCATACCCGCCAGTTAACTTCATCGACTCCGGCAACTGGCAGCCATACACACGGCTCATTCCCGCCAATGAAGTGCATGAGTGGGTAAACCGACAAATCTTCAGTGATGCCGGAAGCATCCACAACCCTGACCATGAGCACCTGCTTGAAGCTGACCTCTGCTTCATGTGGGCGTCTGACTCGTTCGCGAAGAAGGGGCGCTCGGTTCTCGGTCAGGCCGAACAGGTAATGCTCCGAGCTGGTGGTTGGCAGAAAGCCAGAATGGAACAGCAGATGTATGAATGGTTCGGTCGAATCCCGAAGTTCATCATCACGCTGGCAGCCGACTACTGCTCACAATGCAGTGACCTAGAGTTCTGCGCTCTGGTAGAGCATGAGCTTTACCACATTGCCCAGGCCACCGATGATTTCGGCGCGCCGAAGTTCAACAAAGAGACCGGGCAGCCAGTGCTGACACTGCGCGGCCACGACGTCGAAGAATTCACTGGTGTTGTTCGTCGATACGGTGCCAGCAAAGAAGTACAGGAGCTCGTTGATGCGGCCAATGCGCCTGCTGAAGTGGCTCACATCGATATAGCCAGGTCATGCGGGACGTGCATGCTAAAGCTGGCCTAACAATATGACTGATTATGACAGGCAGGTAACTAATGGCGACACTGAAAGGTGAGGTCAAGGCCTTCATCGTTCAGTCTCTTGCCTGCTTCGATACTCCATCCCAGGTGGTTGAGCTGGTCAAAAAAGAATTTGGCCTGAGCATCACTCGTCAGCAAGTCGAATCCCACGACCCGACGAAAGCAAACGGCAGGGGGCTGGCGCAGAAGTGGGTGGACATGTTCAATGCCACCCGCGAACGCTTCCAGAATGAAATCTCCGATATTCCGATCGCTAACAAGGCGTACCGCCTTCGAGTTCTCGACCGTATGGCAACACGTGCCGAGGGCATGAAGAACCTCGCGCTTACTGCCGAGATCATCGAGCAGGCGGCGAAGGAATGTGGCGATGCCTACACCAATAAGCACAAGTTTGAACATTCCGGCCCGAATGGTGGTGCCATCCAGACGATCACCATGAGCAAAGAGGAATACAAATCCGCACGGCAGGAGATGATGGAGGATGACGACTGCTGAGCAAAAGACGTTTGCCCGTAAGGTTGAATGCGAAGAGGACGGGCTCTATTACGCTCGTTACTTCTTCAAGCAGCGCACTGGCGGCAAGATGATAGTCGCGCCTCACCACAAGGTGATTCAGCAAACGCTGGACCGCGTCATTGATGGTGAGATTCAACGCCTGATCATCAACGTTCCGCCTGGCTACACGAAAACGGAACTGGCGACCATCAATATGATGGGCCGGGGGCTGGCGCTGAACTGCCGGGCCCGTTTCATGCACCTGTCATATTCGCATAACCTGGCGCTGCTGAACTCATCCACTGCGCGCGGCATGATTAAGTCGCAGGCATATCAGTCGATGTGGCCGATGGCGCTGCGCGATGACGCAGACAGCAAAGCGATGTGGTGGACCGAACACGGTGGCGGCGTCTACGCGTCGTCAGCTGCCGGGCAGGTTACCGGCTTTCGTGCCGGACACATGGAGCCGGGCTGGCAGGGCGCGCTGATTATCGATGACCCGGTAAAGCCTGATGACGCTTACTCAGAGATCGTCCGCGACGGGGTCAATAACCGATTTAACGAAACAATCAAATCACGACTGGCGATCGAGACGACGCCGATGATTGTCATCATGCAGCGGATCCACTACCACGACCTGAGCGGCTATCTGCTGCGGGGCGGGAGTGGAGAGAAATGGCATCACCTGAATCTGCCGGTGATTATCGACAATAGTCGGCCATATGCAGCGCAGTACCCTGAAAACTCACACGCTATACCGATTGACCATGGCTTACCTGACGGCTGGCTGTGGCCGTTCAAGCACAATGAATCGCATCGTGTATCGCTTTTCTCGCACCGGCGCACCGCAGAAGCCCAGTACATGCAGAAGCCTCGCAGGTTTAATGCAGAAGGCGCTCTGTGGACAGAGGTAATGATCAGCGCGGCACGCGAACTGCAAATTCATCACGATAAGGTTCGCACTGTCGTAGCCATTGACCCGCAGGCAACGAATAGCGACGAGAGCGATGAGACCGGGATCATTGCTGCCAGTTCATATGGTGCTGGTGACAAAAAGCAGTTCTCTGTGGATGGCGATTACAGCGGAAAATATTCACCTGCTGGATGGGCCAAGAAAGCCATATCGGCTTATGAGCAACACGAAGCCGACGCGATAGTCATTGAGACGAACCAGGGCGGAGACATGGCGGAGGAGACGCTCCGCAACGCCGGATTCAAAGGTCGCATCATTCGTGTCCATGCCAGCAAAGGTAAGTATGCCCGCGCGGAGCCGATATCCGCTTTATACGAACAGGGGCGAGTGGCAAATCACGGCAATCTCTACGTGTTGGAGAACCAGCTGATGGAATACATCCCCGCCACCGCGAAGAAATCACCTGACCGCCTCGATGCGATGGTTTACGCACTGACTGAACTGAATGGATCGCAACCTGTGGGGATGATGATTCCGAAACGCCTTCGCTAACCAAACGGACAAACCATGACTGACAAATTAACTCTCGCCGTCAACCATGCGTTGAACGATGCGCGGATGGCGCGTGCCCGTATGGGGCTGATGGCGCCGACGATGGGGCTGGACAATAAGCGCCATTCAGCATGGTGCGAGTATGGCTTCCCTGAGCGGGTCACCTACGAAAACCTCTACGCCCTGTACCGTCGCGGTGGTATCGCTCACGGTGCAGTTGAGAAGTTGGTGGGCAAGTGCTGGCAGACTAACCCGGAAATCATCGAGGGTGACGATGCCGACGAGAGCAAGGATGAGACGGCTTGGGAGAAGAACACCAAAAAGGTTTTCACAAAGCGCCTATGGCGGGCCTTTGCTGAAGCTGACCGCCGCCGCCTGGTCGGGCGCTATGCTGGCATCCTGCTGCATATCAACGATTCAAGAGCATGGGATCAGCCGGTTGTTCGCGGTAAGTCACTTAAAAAGGTAACGATCGCATGGGCCGGTTCGTTAACTGTGAGCGAGTGGGTAACTGACCAGAAATCTGCAGACTACGGGCAACCAAAGCAGTGGAAATACGTTGAGAGCCTGCCAAATGGCGGGACGAATCAGCGCTTTGTGCATCCTGATCGCGTCTTCATCTTGGGCGACTACTCGAATGATGCCATTGGCTTCCTTGAGCCTGGCTATAACGCCTGCGTCAGCCTTGAGAAGGTCGAGGGTGGTTCTGGTGAGTCATTCCTGAAGAACGCCGCGCGGCAGCTTAATGTCAATTTTGAGAAGGAAATCGACTTCAACAATCTCGCGTCACTTTATGGCGTGAGCATTGACGAGTTGCAGGATAAGTTTAACGAAGTTGCCGGCGAAATGAACCGTGGTAACGATGTTCTGATGACAACCCAAGGGGCTACAGTCGCACCACTGGTCACAGCTGTAGCGGATCCGTCAGCGACCTATAACGTCAACCTGCAAACCTTCGCTGCATCTGTTGATATCCCTGTGAAAGTTCTGGTTGGGATGCAGACGGGTGAAAGGGCAAGCACCGAGGATCAGAAATATTTCAACGCGCGCTGTCAGTCACGCCGCGGTGACCTGTCATTCGAAATTGAAGACTTCAGTGACAAGCTCATTGACCTGAAAATCATTGATGCTGTCAGCGAGAAGACGGTTATCTGGGATGACCTCAACGAGCAGACAGGAACTGAGAAACTCGCCAATGCCAAAACCATGGCAGAGATTAACCAGACGTTCCAGGGCAGCGGAGAGAATCCGGCATTCAGCCGTGAAGAAATTCGCACGGCAGCCGGTTATGAAAACGTCGATGAATTCCCGTTAGGAGAAGAGGATGTCGACGAAAAAGACGAAGCCACCAATTCTGCCGCGTAACTATCAGGATCCGACCGGAGCCGATGCGCTGGAACGCCGGGCAATGAAAGACTTCGCCAGGCGGATGAATAAAATTGGCAAGGCGTACAAATCAGCACTCGACAAAATACCTTCCTCCATCGCAGTAAACGCCAGATACGAATACCAGCTAAACCCAACGCTGCTCTCCATCATCCTGAACGATGCCAGTTACCTGGTGGATCAGGTGCTGCTTGAAGGTGGCGATTACGACCTGTGGTTTTACGAGTACATCGATCTGGCTTCGGAGAAAGGGACCGGGCAGTCGTTCTACAACCTCAGCCAGCAATCCCCGGTGTACGCAGCCGGGCGTGAGTCGCTGGCGTCCATCCTCGCAAGCGACCCGTACCAGCAACGAATGGCGCTGGTGCATGCGCGTGTATTTGAGGAAATGAAGGGTCTGACGGCTGACGTTAAGCGCGACATGGCGCGTGTTCTTACTGATGGTGTTGGGCGCGGGCTCAATCCGCTGGACATAGCCCGCAACCTGACAGACCAGACCGGCATCGAGAAGCGCCGGGCGAACCGGATAGCACGCACTGAAGTGACTACCGCTCTGCGCCGGGCGAAGTGGGATGAAGACCAGGAGGCGAATGATCTATTCGGCCTGAAAACGCTGCTGGTTCACATCTCGGCGCTATCACCGACGACCCGACACACCCATGCAGTGCGTCACGCCCACCTCTACACCAACGAAGAGGTCCGCGACTGGTACAGCAAAGATGGTAACTCCATCAACTGCAAATGCAGCCAGCAGTCGGTGCTGGTTGATGCGGACGGGAATCCGGAATACCCGGATACCATCACGAAACTCAAACAGGAATATAAATCGATGCAGGCGCGCGGTTACGCCTGGGCGGAGAAATAACTATGCCTATGCAGGTCAACATCACCACGAAGGTGAACAGCCAGTCTATCCGGCGCGAAACATACAACGGGCGTGAGCACCTGGTGCTGCCGAGCTACACGCTGCCGGCAAACGTCGTCATGAATGGCGGGTTGTACACGCAAGAACAAATCGACGCCCACTATAAGGGGCTGGAAGGTACCCTGGCGCCGCTGGGCCACCCTCAGGTTAATGGTCAGTTCGTGTCTGCTTTCTCCCCGGAGGGGATTAACGCAGGCCATATCGGCGCGTGGAACCGCAACGTTAAGAAGTCCGGTAACCGTATCTACCTCGAAAAGTGGGTTGATGTTGCCCGCGCAAGCGAGTCGGAAGGTGGCAGGGAGCTACTTGATCGCGTAGCTGCCATTGAGCGCGGTGAAGACGTTCCGCCGATTCATACCAGTGTTGCCGCATTCCTCGACCAACTTGAACCCAACGATCAGCAGCGCGCCACAGGTGCTGAGTGGGTGGCAGATATCCACGGCATGGACCACGACGCGATCCTGCTTCACGAAGTCGGAGCGGCCACCCCTGAGCAGGGAGTTGGCCTGATGGTTAACGCCGATCTGGCGCAGCCGCTTAAAGCGAACTCCGGCGCCCTGGTGGGTGAATCCTACCGGGAGCGCGAACAGCGTCTTGATCGCGCAGCCAAAGCGAAGTTTGCGGCGGGCGCGGATGAATATGCCTGGGTTGCTGACTTCACTGATTCGCAGGTAGTTATCGTGCGAAATGGCGGCGATGCGCAGGTTTACGGCTATTCCGCTGATGGCGGCAAGATCGCTATCGACGATACCGGCACCGCAGTGGCGCGCCAGGAGTCGTGGGTGGCCGTCGTCGCCAACAAATTTAAAGCTCTATTCACACCGCAGGAACAGCCTGCACCAAACCACAAAACGGAGGGCGACATGCCTTTAACCACTGAAGAGAAACAAGAGCTGATCAGCGAAATCGGTAAAGGCCTGGCCGCAAACTTCGCCGAAGCCCTGAATCCGATTAAAGATGCGATCACCGGCTTACAGGCCAATCAGGACAAGCTCACTGAAACGCTAACTGCAAACTCTCGTGCGGAAGAAAAAGCAAAGCGTGATGCGGTTGCTGCGGTTCATGGCGACATCGTGGCAAACGCACTTTCTGGCGATGCCCTGGACGCAATGTTCAAGTCGCTGGGCGAAGCTGCGCCGCTGGGCACCAACAATGCTCAGCAGCACAAAGAAACCGGCGCACCAGCCGCAGACGAACACTTCAAGTAAGGAGCCGGAATAATGCCACGTTATCGTCGCGTTAATATCGACGGTCAGTCTCTGTACAAGACCGAAACCCGCACAACGGCCGCCGCGTTGCTTCCTGGCACCGCCGCAACCATCAACTCATCCGATAAATTCGCTCAGGCCACCGCGCTAACCGGCCGCCTGTACATCATCGATGTTGGTTACCACCAGGGTCTGACCATCACTGAATCAATCCCTGCCGGTGATTCAGCTGTCGGCAACTACGTCGAAGAAGGTCGCGAGCTGGCGTTACGCTGCCTGCCTGGCGCGTATAAGAAAGACAGTCCGATCAAGCTGGGAACTGCTGGTCAGTTCACCCTTGCCACCTCCGACACTGATTCAGTGATCGGCTACAGCCAGGATGAATACACCATCGCAGCCAGCACTACCGACTTCATTCGCGTGCGCATGCGCGTTGGTACTGTCGCCGCAGCTGGCGCGTAACAAAAGGACAAACACATATGTACTTCTCTAAAGAGACGCTGGCGACTAACTCCCGCCTTGGCGGGCACTGGAACGAGCTGTGGGCAAACCGCAACATGTGGAACCTGCAGAACGACTCCATCATTGCGGCTAACCGCGCAATCATGACGCCTGACATGCTGGCATGCAACGCTGTTGGCGGTTTCTCCCGTGACTTCTGGGCTGAGATTGACAACCAGGTGCTGCAACTGCGCGACCAGGAAGTTGGCATGGAAATTGTGAACGACCTTATTGGTGTTCAGACGGTGCTGCCGGTCGGTAAAACTGCCAAGTTGTATAACGTTGTTGGCGACATCGCCGACGACGTGTCAGTAAGCATCGATGGCCAGGCGCCATTCTCCTTCGATCACACTGACTATGCGAGCGACGGTGACCCGATTCCGGTATTCACTGCTGGTTACGGTGTTAACTGGCGTCATGCTGCTGGCCTGAACTCTGTGGGCATTGATCTGGTCCTGGACTCGCAGATGGCTAAGATGCGCAAGTTCAACCAGAAACGCGTCAACTACTACCTGAACGGCGATTCAAAAATTCAGGTTCAGTCCTACCCGGCGCAGGGCATCAAGAACCACCGTCACACCAAGAAGATTAACCTAGGGTCTGGTGCTGGTGGCGCGAACATCGATCTGACCACAGCTGACATGACCGCGATCTTTGCGTTCTTTGGTAAAGGCGCATTCGGCACCACCGCACGCACGAACAAAGTCGCCGCCTACGATGTGATGTGGGTTTCCCCGGAAATCTGGGCAAACCTGGCGCAGCCGTACGTGGTGAATGGCGTCGTAAGCGGCACTGTGTTGCAGGCTGTTCTGCCGTTCGCGCCGGTGAAAGAAATCCGCATGAGCTTCGCACTGAGTGGTAACGAGTTTATCGCGTACGTTCGTCGTCGTGATGTGATCTCTCCACTGGTGGGTATGGCTGTAGGTGTTGTTCCGCTCCCGCGTCCACTCCCTAACGTTAACTACAACTTCCAGATTATGTCTGCTGAAGGTTTGCAAATCACCGCAGACGAACAGGGCCTGTCTGGTGTTGTCTACGGCGCTAACCTGGCGTAAGGAAACAGCATGGCTAAATACGAAGTTGTGCGCCCATGGTTCGGCGTAAAGGTAGGGCAGGTGGTGGAGTTGAAAGAACTGCACCCGGCGCTGAAGTCTAATGTCCGTCTCATGAATGGTGAGGCAGGCGGAGAACTTACCCCGTCGACTCCTGATGCCGGTACCGGTGAGAAATCTCGCAAAGAGATTATTCAGGACCGCCTTGCTGAGCTGGGCATTGAGTTCAAAGGCACCCTGGGCGCTGAAAAGCTCAGTGAGCTGTTGCCGGATGGCGAACTCGAAAAGCTTTTCCCTGCTGAATAACAGCCGCCGCTAAGGCGGTTTTTTTATGCCCCGCTCCGGCGGGGTATTTCACGGAGTCGATAATGGTAACTCTCGAACAGGCAAAGGAGTATCTGGAGAGCCAGGGAATTACCATTCCCGATTTTGTTCTTCAGGCTCTCGTCGACCAGGCTAACAGCATTCAGGAGTGTCTCGATGCGCACTATCCTGCATCTACCGCTCTGCTGATTCAGCTCTATCTACTGGCGCTTATGGGGCTCGGGCAGGGGGATAAATATATCTCCAGCCAGACGGCGCCAAGTGGTGCGTCGCGCTCGTTCCGGTACCAGTCGTTTACCGATCGCTGGAAGGCCTCGGTTAACCTCTTGCGCGGGCTGGATAAGTACGGCTGCGCCACTGCCCTTATTCCTGCAGACCCTACCGCCGCCCCGGCATTCGCTGGTATCTGGATCGGGAAGGGCGGATGCATGTGCGGGGATAAGCGATGAAGTACAAATCAGTTAAACAAGGGCTGCCGCGCTCGTTCACCCGCGTCTGGGTGATGACCGACACCGGGCGGGAGACTACCGGATACGTGAAGTCGGACGGCGAGTGGTTCATCAACTGCCAGCGCATCCGGGCGACTGGCGCGAAGGTGCTGCGCTGGAAGGAGGGCTGATGTCATCGGTAGCGAACTGGAGCTATACCGCCACGGCAACAATCTGGCGCAAGTTGGAAGGCAATGACGAATACGGCGATCCGCTTGGCTATGCCGAACCTGAGCAAATCCTCTGTGATTACGAGGGCGGGCTAAGCAAGAAGTTAGCCAGTCTGGGTGCAGAAATCGTCGTGAAGAACACCGTCTGGACGGAGTTTGCGCTGGCATCCGCCGGTGATTACCTGCTGATCGGCGTGTCGACCGAAACAGACCCGGTGGTGGCCGGTGCCGACGAGGTGCGGCAGGTCATCCGTTATGCCGACACGTTCGAGCGCCTTGCGGATGATTACGCCATCCTGACGGGAGTGTAGCCATGGGCATCAAAGTTAAGGGCATCAGCCAGGCGAAAAAGCACCTGAACGATGTCATCAACGACGTGAAGGGGCGCAAGGTTATTCGCGCGCTGCAGTCAGCGATGATTCTTATCGGTGCCCGGGCGGCCTATTACACCCCGATCGACACCTCCACGTTGATTAACAGCCAGTTCCGGGAAATAGACGCAGGCGGCGTGTTCATTACCGGGCGGATCGGCTACTCAGCCAACTATGCTGCCTACGTTCATGAGGCGTCAGGCAAGCTGAAAGGCCAGCCGCGCGCGCACTTTGGTACGACCCGTGCCGGGCAACAGTTCGGTGGCGGGACCGGAACGGGCAACTACTGGGACCCGCACGGCGAACCGCAATTCCTGACCAAAGGCGCGAATGATGAGCGCGACAATGTCGACGCGGTGATGCGCAAGGAGCTTTCGCTATGACACCCATGATGCACGAGCGGGTGCGCAACATGTTCGGCGACGCCGGGCTAACGACCGGATTCACGGTGCAGCAGTTGATGTACGACGACCCTGGCGACCTGTCGAAGGCGATCATGGTCTTCAGGCCAAACGGCGGGTCGAATATTCAAACTGACCTAGGCTCTGAATATCACGTTCTGGTCGACGTTGTCGGCGCGAAAGATAAGCGCAAAGACGCGCTCAATGCCGTGCAGCGCATCGTCGATTATGTCCAGGCTAATCCCATGGCTGACGAGTGTGTCGGTTACATCCAGAACATGGGCGCAATTCCCGCGCCGGTGCTCACAGAAGAAGGGCGAATAGTCTTCCGATTGCAATTTGCCTGCACGTTTGGCGACTAGCCATTCCCAACCAAATAACCCGCTCCGGCGGGTTTTCTTTTATACGTCAAAGAGGAGTTTCACATGGCTAATTGCCAGAACTCGAACGAGCGCCTGTTCGGCGGTGCGGTCGTGCTGGAAGTCGCCGATGGCTGCCCGGACGTCAAACCACTGGAAAGTGAGTGGAAGGCGCTGGCTGCTGGTACGTCGAAAGGCTTCGACTTCAACCCGAACTCGGTTACCTCTGATGCGGATGACGGCGGCGGCTATGTCGACACCATCATCACCAACAGTGATCTGACCTTCAGTTTTGAAGGGGAAGTGCGCAAGAAGGACAAGCTGGATCAGTACGGCGTCGGCAAATTCATTAAGTACTTTGCTGACGAGCTTGCTGCCAAGCGTCAAACGGGCATCTGGGTGCGAATGGAATATGGTCCGGTTGAATTCATCGGCTACATGAACATCACCGCGCTGAGCTCTGACGGCGGCACAAATGACATCGTTACGTTCTCTACTGAGTTCAAAGTCGGTGATGCCAGCACCATCGAGGTGAACGAGATCAGCGATGTAGCAGTGACTGGCGTGACGGTAACCCCGACTACCAGTACCGGCACGGCAGGCGGAACCAGCACCTTCACGGTGAATATCGCACCAACCGGCGCAACCAACAAAGACTTCACTGTAGCGACTACCGATGCGACCAAAGCAACGGCCACCGCATCCGGCAACACCGTTACCGTGACGCGCGTCGCCACCGGCAGCGCGCAGATCATCATCAACACCGTAGATGGCAACTTTGTGGCCGTGCATACGGTTACCGTTACCTAACGGACATTCCAAAGGGCGGCGTGCTGCCCTTGATAATGACCGTTTACTGGAAGGCCTATGACCGCTTTAACCGATATTGGCGAACTCTCCATCAGCGACAGCCGCGAAGGCGGAAAAGACTACCTGCTGCGGCCTTCATTCGAGGCCATGACCAGGATCGGCACTCCCGAAGAGATTGTGCAGGCGTACGCCACCATCCACGGCAATGATGTCGCTCAGCTGATAGAGGTGTGCGCTGGCACGCTGGGACGCTTTCCTGAATGGCTTTCACCATCATTCAACCGCGCCGCTGAGAAGCTGCTATCAACGTGCATGCTGGTGCTGCAGGCGTGCTGCGATGACGATCTGACGCCAATGATTGGCGAGTGGAAGGGGTGGCGGCATTGCGTTGTATATCGACCAGGCCAGATGCCGAAGAACGACATCATCGTGCTGGCGCAGCATCTCATGCAGCACGGTGTTGTCGGAAAGGCAAAGGTTCGCCAGCTGCAACGCCACGAGACTGGCGAGCGCACAACAGAGTTTAAAGCCTTCGACTACATCAGCGCTGCACGCAGTCACTTCGGCATGAACCGCGCCGAAGCCGCTCTGTTAACGATGACCGAATTTCAGATGCTGCTGGCGGCGAAATACCCGGATCAGAAAGGCTTCACGCGCGAAGAGTACGACAGCATCGCCGACGAGTACCTGGCTAAACAGGCCGCGCGCAGGGCAAAAGCAAAGCAATAACCGGAGAATGACATGGCAGGTGAGAAAGACGCCGGTAGCATCGTCTATACAGTAAGCGCTGATATAGCTCCATTACTTCAGGCTGGCCGACAAGCCATTGAGTCGCTTGACGGAATGGGTGATGGCGCAGGTAAAGCCGCCGATAACTTTTCCGGGCTTGAAAAATCTGCTGATAAATCTAGCAAGTCGATCGCAAGGGCTGCGGATGACGCGAGCAATGCAGCCAAAATCATGGAGCGGCTTGGTAACGAAATAGCAGTTCTTGAAGAGGCAAATAAAAATGGTGCCCGCAGCGCTGCCGCCCTCGCAGCTCAGATTGCAGCGTCAGGTGATGCGTCAGAGGCGCAGAGCAGGGAGATTGGAAACCTCGCGGTAAAGCTTTTTGACGTAAAGCAGGCTGCGATCGATGCAGCAAAGGCGAATAGTGATAGTGCCGCTGCTTTCAGAGCATCAGAATCGGCGATCTCATCACTTGAGGGTGAGTTGTCAGTCCTTAATGCTGAGATGATTGAGGGATCTCGAAGCGCCGCTATTCTGTCTGCCCAAATGAAAGCGGGGAATGGGGCAACTGACGAGCAAAAGGCGCGCATTTCTCAACTTGCCGGCCAGCTGTATGACCTCAAATCTGCTCAAAATGCGTCAGCAAAAGCATCGTCTGAAGCAGCCAAGCAGGCGGCGCAACAGGCCAATGACGCGGCAAGATTGCGCTCAATTTCTCTGAGTCTTACACAGCAGATCGCTGTTCTCAATGAAGAGCAGAAGAATGGCGCGAGAAGTGCAGCAATGCTTTCTGCCAGGCTCCAGGCTGGTTCATCTGCTACTGCTGCTCAAAGAAAAGAAATTGGTGAGCTTGCCGGGAAATTATACGACCTCAAGCAAGCGCAAAATCAGACGGCAAAATCTTCTGTTGGGTTAAAGACAGGGCTGTCTGCAATAGCTTCCGCGATCGCCGTATCTCAGGTAGTTGATTATGGTAAGCGCTTCCTTGAAGCTGCTGACGCCATGTCTCAAATGCAGGCCAGGATCGAGCGGTTAACCGGCAGCGCCGCGGCCGCCACCCAGACAATGCAGGGTTTGATGCGTATAAGCTCGGCAACGGGCGGCTCACTGCAGGACACCGCGAAGTTGTGGGAAACCCTCAGTACAGCGTTACGCGATACCGGAGCGACGAACGGCCAGATCATCCAGCTCACCGAGACACTTCAGAAAATCGGGCGCATCGGCGGATCTTCTACCGAGGAAATGGCGAATGCGCTACGTCAGTTCGGCCAGTCGATATCCTCTGGCACTATCCGTGCTGAGGAGTTCAATTCCATCCTCGAGCAGATGCCTGAACTGGCGCGACAGATTGCCGCCGGGATGGGAGTCAGCATCGGAGAGCTCCGCCAGCTGATGCTGGATGGGAAATTGACTGCTGAAGATGCACTGAACGCCATCCAGAAGCAAACCGGCTCAGTAAATGCAGAGTTCGAAAAACTTCCTCGTACGCTGGCTCAAGCCAATAACGCACTGACCAACTCATTCCTGTCCATGATCGACTCAGTTAACCAGGCTACTGGTGCGAGCTCAGGGATGGTAACGGTAATCGACTCGTTAACAGCAGCGTTAGATAGATTGGCAGGTAAAGCTATTTCCGCAGATGCTCAGATCTCTGATCTGAACAGTACAGCAGAGATGTTTAATCGCCGGGCTCGCACCTGGTCCTGGCTTGGGCTTGATGGCTGGGAAGCGCAAAACAAAGCCCTGGCCGGGCTGAGCAATAAAGCCGCCATGCTGGTTGGCGATCTGGCTGCTGTTTCCAAAGCATCACAGACCGCGGCTAACACAAAGCCGATCGAGATTAAAACGACCGGCCAAGCTACTGGCAGCAAAGCGAAGGGCGGAAAGTCTGCAGCTCAGAAAGAAGCTGAGCAATACGCGAAAGCCCAGGAGGCTGTTAACCAAAAACTGGATGAGCTGAGGCAGAAGGCCGAGTTGTCAGCAGGCAGTGTTGGTGAGTTATCTCGAGCTCAGGCCGTGCTTAACGCCCAGCAGTCTCTCGGGAATAGCGCTACAGAAGATCAGATACTACTGGCCGGGCAATTGGCCGGGAAAGCCTGGGATAACGCCAACGCATTGCGCGCCCAGGCCAAGGCAGAAAAGGAACGTACTGACGCTGCCAATAAGTTCAGCACCATTCAGGGCAAAACCAGTAAAACTGCCGGTCTGGACAGTCAGTACCAAAAAGATATTGCTGATATCCAGCAGTACGCCCAGCTTTACCCGCAGAAAATAGGCGAGGCAGAAGCGGCGCGCGCTGCTATCGAGCAGCAGTATCGTGATCAGCGCAACGCGGCGATGTGGGAAGAATGGGCGCAGCAGAACGCGGCCACACAGGCAGCGGCTGCGGCTTTCGATTCACTCGGTTCGGTTGCCAGTAACGCGTTGACAGGAATCATAACAGGCAGCATGTCTGCCAGCGACGCAATGCGTAGTATCGGAATGACCGTTTTGAACAGCGTGGTTAACTCATTCGTCCAGATGGGAATCGAGTGGGTGAAGTCGGCCATCATGGGGCAAGCGGCACAAACTGCTGCTATCGGCACGGTGACGGCAGTGCAGACGGCAGCAGTGGCGACACAGACTGCTACCAGCACAGCGGCGGCGGCAACGACTGCTGCGGCATGGACACCGGCGGCGATCCTGTCATCCATTGCCTCAATGGGTACGGCTGCAGCGATCGGTCTCGGCGCGGTGGCAGGCGTTATTGGCGCGAACCTGCTCGGAAAGCGTAAGAACGGCGGGCCGGTGACGGCTGGCGGAATGTACCAGGTCGGCGAAGGAGGCATGCCAGAGATTTACCAGGCTAGCACCGGTAAGCAGTACATGATACCTGGCGACAATGGCAGGGTGATCAGTAACAAGGATATGACTGCCGGAGGCGGTGGAGGGGTGGTAATCAATATCCAGAACTACACGTCATCGTCCGTTGATGCACAGGCCGGTACCGATGCAAATGGTGGTTTGACTGTTGATGTCATTGTTGCAGACCTGAACAACGGCGGGCCAATCAGTAGCGCTATTACCAGCAATATGAACGTTAAACGCACGCCAAGAGGGCAGGGCTGATGCCAATTATCGACTATCCCGACTGGCTGCCGCTGGCGCAGAAGGCCAGCAAAAACATGACTCTCGATACCGGGTTCCAGACCGATCAGCCAGCGGTCGGCCCGGCTATCTTCCAGAGCCTTACTGACGACCTGAAAGTGACATGGTCCCTCACGTGGATCTTCACTCTGGACCAGGAACGTGCTTTTCAGCAGTGGCTGCGCAGCCCGAACTATCTCAACCGGGGCCTGAACTGGTTCCGGATGAGTATCAATCTAGGCGGCAGTGGCCTACAGTTGCAGGAGCTTCACTTCACGCAGATGCCGGTGCAAACCAGTATCGACGGCGGGGTGGTGACCTGGACGGGGACCGTCATCGCGAACCACCTCTATAACGCTGACGACGAGTTTGACGACATCATTGTTGAGCTGCCGCCACCGTGGGATTCATGGCTGGATATCGTGGTTACGGGTTATCCTGACGGGCGCGATCCGGAATCACTACCGAGGGTGCCTTAATGCCGAGCTTCAGGGAGTACAAGCAGCAGCGCCCGACACGCGGGCTGTACGACACTATCACGTTCTACCATCCATCATTTGGCTATGTGCGCCTTGTCGATAAGCAGTTCTTCCCGAAGACGCTCGGCGGCCAGTCCTACACGCCAGCGCGCTTTGAAATCGAGGAGAGCCAGCAGAGCGGCACGCCGGTGATCGACGCGACCGTGAAGTTAGGTAGGCTGTCGTCGGACATCAAGGCGCTGATGAAACAGTGGAATGGGACCGCCAGACTGACGGCCATCACGGCCACGCGGCAGATATTCGACAGTGGCGACGTGACGGCACCGATTAAGTCCTGGCAGTTATACGTCAAGACTGTCGATATCGATGCCGACTCAGCGTCGGTAACCCTATCTGTTACGAACCCGCTGAACAACAACATCGGAAGGCTCTATGACCCAACGGAATACACCGGCCTGCAATACCTCTGATTTTGTCAGGAAGGTTATCGGCGTGCCGTGGGCTAACCGGGCCTGTTCTTTCGATAAAGTTGATTGTTGGGGGCTGGTGGTCCTGTATTACCGCCATGTTCTCGGTATTGAACTTCACCAGACGCCGGACTACGAAGCCGGGGCCGACTTCTTCACCTGCTATCAGGGCGACGTCGTCTTCTGGTGCCAGGTCGATAAACCTGTCGATAGCGGGATATTTGTCGGGTACCGCGGCGCGCAACCGGCGCATGTTGGCCTGGTACTGAACAGGCAGGCGCTGCACTCGCGCGGAGAGAACGGAAGCGTACGCATGGACTCGTTGCTGGTCATTCAGCGGGCATTCACTAAAGTGGAGTTTTTCGAATATGGCGCTGGTTGAGATATCGAACTTTCCAGGAACGCCTAAGATGCGTTGCAGGGTGCCAAACGGCACCCTTTTTTATGACTGGCTGAAGGGCAATGACGCTACCTTTCACCGCGATCTGCTGATCGTCAGAAACGGTGTGAAGTTGGGCGACGACGACGAGTTGGCGTTTGAGTTGAGTGAACTGGATAACATCCAGATTTTCGACCAGCCAAAAGGTATCGTCAGCGACATCCTGAGCCCGATCTTCAAAGTCGTCGGAACCGTGTTTGCCTTCCTGGCGCCGAAGCCAGCTATAGCAAACACCGGTGGCAACACCGTCGATTCCCCAAACAATAGCCTGACCGGTCAGACAAATACCGCGCGCGTCTACAAAGCCAAGCCGGATATCTACGGGCAGGTGCGTTCATTCCCTGATCTGATTCAGGAGTCGGTATTCGAATACGTCCGTCAGAACGATAAGGATGGTGGGCTAAAGTATGTAACAGAGTGGATGTGTATCGGAATCGGCAGATACGATTATGAGTCTGTACGCTACTCTGAATCGAGCCTTGGATCGCTTGCCGGTGCTGAATACCAGTTTTATCAGCCCGGCGAGGTCATCCCTCAGATCGTAGAGGGCTATGGCTTCGATGATGTAGACGGTCAGGAAGTGCCAGGGCAGAACGAAGCGGGTGATTTTCCGATAGAGACGGCGACGGCAAATACAGTCGTCAGCGGGACATATTCCGGCGGGCAGATCGCGATGAAAATCGTGAAGCAGGCCGAGTTCGATTACTTCATGGGGCTGGTGCTGCCGCATGCTGTGACGTTCACCATCAATGTGTCTTACAACACGGCATCCGGATCAGTAACGACTGATGCGACGTTCTCAGGGACACTGATCTCCGCGGTAGAAACGAACGACGGCGCTGTGGTTAACCCGGTGCGCTGGTACACGTTCACGATGAACCAGTTGGAGGGACCGCAGGACATCCCGGCTAACGCCACGATCAACACTACGAAGTTCATCCTCAACGATAACGAGGCTCTGGTGGTTGGTCCGTTCTTTTCCCCGGTTGAGTCATCACAGCTCTGGCTGCATACGCAGTCTAGCCTGGGCGGGAAGAAGCAGACGAACTGGAAGGTCGTGATCTGGAAAATCGACGACCAATACAACCAGGTCCCCGGCACTACGCAGACGTTTACTTATCACCAAGGAACACCTCACGACCATACCAGCGAAGTGTTTTACCGCACAGATAAACTGACTCCTGCGGCCGGGTACGGAAAGTACGCGATCAGCTTCCAGCGCACGGATAACTCCAGCGACGCGTCAGTCCTGAAGGTTGAAGAGATTCACGCAATCAACATCAGGACCAACGTCGTTCATCAGACTGACACGCTGGTGCGTGTGAAGGTAAGGGCGACAGAGAACGCCCTGGGTAGCCGCGAGCGCAAATACAACGCACTGGTTACCCGCCAGACAATCACGTACAACCTTGACACGCAGACGGTGGATTACACGCTGCGACCGTCTCGCTCGTTCGCTGATGCGGTAGCGCATACCTGGCTGATTATGGGTGAACAGCCGGTCAGCAGTATTGACCTTTACGGTCTGTACTCGATCGCAGAAAGCCTGTCGGATGAGCGCCTTGGTTACTTCGACTATACGTTTGACGACGAAAACGACTCGTTGGGCGACAGGGTGCAGGCAATCTGCAATGCGGCGTCTGTGGTGGCGTACTGGGACGACGGCGTGCTGACGTTTACCCGGGATCAGAAAGTTGACTATCCAGCGGCCGTATTCAACCGGGCCAACATGAAGACGGACGAGTACAAAATGACGTACGAGGCCACGCTTCCTGGCGGCTACGACGGAGTGCAGGTCTCTTACGTTCACCCGACCACGAATAACAAGACGTACATCAACTACCGCGTGCTGAACGGCGCCATCGTCGAACAGGAAGCGGAGAACCCGAACAAGATCGAGATTGTTGGCTTTCGTAATGAGTATCAGGCGAGAGAGCGTGCTCTGCGCGAAACCAAACGTCTGATCTACTCCCGGGTAAAGATGAACGCCAAAGTGTTCGAGGATGGGATCATTCAGGTAGGCAGCGTCATCCAGATGCCAGACATCTACGACAGCAATCAGCAGCAGGGATACATCACCGGCCGCGCCGGGAATGATTTCGATACCAGCGATCCGATCAGATTTACCGGCTCAATGTATGTGCTTGTGACCGACAGCCTGGGAAACCCGACTTTGCGTTATCCGGTTACCGCCCGCGCTGACACGAAGTACGGATTCACAGCGGCTATCCCTAACATTCAGCTCAACATATGGAACGGAGACACTGTGCAGCTCCCGTCGCGCTACATCATAGCAACGGTAGAAGAGCTGGACAGTCAACTATGGACGGTCAACAGCATCAAACCGAACGCAGATAACACGGTATCTCTGACCGTCGCGGAATACAGCGACGCCATCTACCAATAAGAACCGTCCCCGACAAACCTAACCCGGCCACAGTGCCGGGTTTTTTTATGGAATCAATATGGCTACGCAACCTACTAACTTGCCTGTCCCAAGCGAATCACCACGCGACCTTAAGTTTAACGCGGGTAAAATTGACGAGTTCGTTACCTCACTGGCAAACACTTATGTTGACCGGTTCGGGAATGAGCATTACACCATTGAAGGACTTCGCTGGCTGGCACAACAGGCAATTGCTCAGTATGGATGGATCCTCATTGACTCCTTCCAGGAAGGCGCTGATATCACCCTGCCAAATCAGGCGCTGCGTGATGAAGATACGGGGGAATACTATCGCTGGGACGGTGCATTACCTAAACACGTTGATGCCGGATCAACGCCATCAACAACTGGTGGGATTGGTATTGGAGCATGGGTAGGTATCGGCGATGCCGCCCTTCGCACAATGCTTGCAGATAGCTCTAATCCTGGCAGTGGAGATGCATTGATTGCTGTTAAACAACCATATACAAACGCCGTTGCAAGAACTCAGCACGATGTCAATGCAGATTATGTTTCTGTTAAAGATTTTGGAGCTCTTGGCAATGGATCTACAAACGATACCAATGCGTTTAAATCGGCAATTGCGTGGTTATCTTCTGGGGGTAACAAGCGTCTGCATATTCCGTCAGGCAGATACATCATTACTGAACAACTAATTCTGTCAACCGACAACAATCCGCGCATAAGTATTACAGGTGATGGTAGCGAAACCACAATCCTTGACTGGGATTCTGATGACTGTGGGTTGACGATGAGTTCAGTTACGAGTGGCGGGTGGTGGATGGATGTCCCTGGCAACAAAGGGCTTGGTTTTCATCTAGATGGCCTTAGTTTTGTTACAAGAAGAGAAAATAAAGGAGTCGGATTATCGGTTAAAACACTGACGGTGAATGGAAGGCCTGGCCCAGGAGTAACATGTACCGACATTGTATGGCGTGGTTACAGTTCCATGTCCCACTATTGGGCTGTTTGTTCCCGTTTCGAAGACACTGCTAACCCAAGATTTTTACAGTGTCGTTGGTTTATGGGTGGTCCAACTTCTCCTGCAAACTCTTCTATTGGCGTTCAACTTATTGGAACTAACGGAGGTGATCCTGCTGAGTTTTATTTTGATCAGTGCGAAGCTTTCTATGGTGGGTACTGGATTACAGCTACTTCTTATGTTGAAGGTATACGCCTTACAAACTGCACAGCGATTAACAGCAGGGCATTAGTTTGGAACGCCGGAGCTGAGTCAGGATTGGTGGTGATTGGTGGGCACTATAATAACAGCGTAACATCGTTCAATCTCACAGGGGTTTTCGACATAACGATTAATGGGGCTAACCTTTACGCCAGCGGCCCAGGGGCTCAATCTATAGTTATCTCATCAGGCGGAAGATTCAATATCACCGGAAACGTCCTTGTTGCTGATTCTGTGGCTACAACATCAACAGGGATACTTATTGCTAACTCATCAGGCGGAGCCGCTTACGCTGCTCTTATAGACTCCAATACGTTCCATAACTACACTGATTCTGCGATCTTATTAGGAGGCGGCTCTGCGAACGTTACAGTTGGTAGTAATAATGTTTTTGCTAACTGTAATGCTGACGCAGTTGACACTACCGGAAACAATCGATTACTTGAAAAGATGTATCTGGCAACTCAGGTTTTTACATTTAGCAATGGACAAGCAAGCCAGTCATTTACCATTCCTTTAAATGCTACAATATTTAGAAGGAAACCAAAATATGTAGGGATTACCACTTCTGACTTTGCTTATAATTTTATGTATGATTATGATGCAAGCACAGCAACATCCCTGATAATAAATGGTAGAAAGTTAGATGGCTCTGTAATAACAAACGGGGCAAAAGTAAGGATTTGTTATATGATTCCTTATTAATATAACTTTCATAGAAAACAGCCCCTTTCGGGGCTGTAATATTAATCAGGTAATCTAACAAGTATCATACCATCCACAATTTTAATAGAACCTTCCTCAGGCCATTTTTGTAGAGACATAATAGAACTCTTCTGGGCGTCGTTCAGAATGCTCTCATCAACAGGTGTGACATTAGCTATGCCTCTGTTTTCAATATAACTGACAGTCCTGATTGATACGCCTCTCTCATAGAAAGATATGCCGAAATCGTCAGATGCGTATTGCTTCCATAAATTCTTAATATTTAATCTGCCTGACATATACAGTGGGGTATCTTTGTTTATAAGTTCAGGATAATGATGATAGACATCAGACATGATTTGCTCTGAAATCATTCTTGTCTGGTCATCTGCAACTTTATCTGAGTAGAAAAGAAGATTGATGTAACCAAAAGAAGAAAGCAAGATAATTGCCACTATAGCGTTGGAGATGGCTTTTCTTTTAATCAAGCGCAACCCTAACATTATAGTAATGCCAAACACCAATGGCATCTGATTTAACGTTCTGGCAGGGGTTCCGGACCCTATTAAAATGTTGAGTATGAATGGCGATATAATAACAACAAGAGAAAGCACTACTGTGGTATAGAAGCAAATAATTCCGCGCTTAATACTTGCAATAATTATTGCAATGGTTGATATTATAGTTAATATGTAAAAGTTCAGACCATACCATGTCTGGGTAAAGCAATTATAGTAAATAAATCCCCAAAGGCCACTTATAGCATCTTTAAAGTCAGAGTTGCCCCAGGAAATCATGCTGGCAAAATAGCTTACATCTGTTATCCCATAATGCTGCTTAACAAACTTTGAGATTACTATTGAACCGATTGCGGATGCTATTGTTAATAATGAAAGTAAGACTGATGATATAAACCATTTCTTTAATTCACAGTTTCCGCTAGCCGCCTTGTATAAGTAGAAGACCGCTATCAAAGTTGCGGGTAGTAAAGCAAAAGATTGGTAAATTGATATCACAAATACATTTATCAAAAAGAAAAATATATAATTTAAAAAACCTCCATAGGAGAAACGTACAGTGCTATATGTACACAGTAGCAATCCTATGCCAAACGTGTCTGATTGATTAGTGAATTGTAATTGATAGGCAAACTGAGGGAAGGTTGCAAATAAGCATGAAAACATCAATGATTCATTCAGAGTCATTTTCAAGTGTGAGCTTATCAGGACTGCAGATGCCGAAATACAAATAATACTAAATGCTAAAGAGAAAAAAGGGACCCAAGGCTCATGCAAAACATAAACCTTCAGCAAGGCATGAGCCCATCTTCCTAAGTTTATAGTGTGGATGAAATTATCCATTCCATCAACATCAATTGAGATAGTATGGTTTGACAATGCAAATCCATATGCAAACAAGCAGCATGCTAGCGTGAAAATAAATACGAGAATGCTATCCTTGTATTTATCATGAGTATTTGTCATGGTCTATTCTCTTTATTCGTGAGGATGTATCTTGGTCTGTTTTTTGTTTCAATATATATTCTTCCAATATATTCCCCAAGAACACCAATCCCAATCAGTTGAACTCCACCAAGGAATAATATTGATACAATTATTGAAGGGTAGCCATGTACTGGATTACCAAAAAAGATAGTATCCACAATCATATACGCACCATATATAAATGCAAAACTTGCGACAAGAAGTCCTATATATGTCCACATGCGTAGTGGGAATGTGGAAAAACTTGTTATACCTTCTAACGCCAGATTCCAGAGTTTCCAACCGTTAAACTTTGTTTTACCCGCCACGCGCTCAGCGCGAGCGTATTCCACAACATCAGTTCTACCACCAACCCAACTTAGAACTCCTTTCATAAAGAGATTTTTCTCAGGAAGTAGCTTTATGTTTTCCACCATCTCTCTCGACATTAGGCGAAAATCACCAACATTCTCTTCAATTTGCGGATTGCTTATTTTATTATGCAGCCTGTAAAACCATTCGGCAGTTTTACGCTTTAGGCGACCATCAGTGGAGCGATCAGAGCGCTTCGCTAGGACCATGTCTGCGCCAGCCTGCCATTTGTCTATGAGGTACGGAATGACTTCAATGGGATCCTGCAGATCGACATCTATCGGGATAATTGCATCACCGCTAGCATGATCCAGCCCGGCGAATAGTGCAGGCTCTTTGCCAAAGTTACGCGTGAAAGACAAAGGAACCACAAGCGCGTCAGCGACAGCGAGCGCATTAATAATGGATTCTGTTGCGTCTTTGCTGCCGTCGTTGATGAAGACAATTTCGACTTCATGCTGCTTTAGTCCTTCAAATTCCCGCACGGTCTTATAGAAGATTGGAATTGCATCCTCTTCATTAAACACCGGAACGACCAGAGAAATTTTCAT